GCCCCCCACGTTCAGCCCCACGCTGAAGAGGTTCGTAGCCTGACCACGCAGTTGCGCGACAAGTTGACCGCCATCTACGGCGAGCCGATTAAGGGCAAGCCGCACGTCGAGAAGATTCTCGGTCGTGAGATTGGCAAGTTGTCCGAACTGGGCGACGCCGAGATTGCCGGTGTTCTGCTGTCGTTGGGCGAATAAAAATAATAGTTAGGAACGTTTTATGAACCTTGGAAAGTTTGATTGCGCAACTGGTCTAATAAACGTTCTTTACCAAAAGGATGACTTGGTTGTTCGCAACGCTCGCGAAATTGATGTAGCTTTCATTGATAAGTTGCAGAAAGAAAATTCTCACGCCGTTGGTTTTATTCAACGGACGGTTTGGGATAAATACGTTTTTGGCGGCGAACGCAACTTTGTTGTTTTTATCTGCGAGAAAAACGCTGACATGGTGGGTTATGTTTTGCTTACACCTGGGAAGGGTGCAAATACCTACATCCGCATCCAGCAAATTGCCGTCCGAGAAGATGCACGTCGTCTTGACTACGGCTCGGCGCTTATCGCGGTTGTCCGAGATTTCTGTGAAACTTTCAATCGGTGTGGCGCCCGTTTGCGGTGCAGGCAAGATTTGGAAAGTAACAAATTTTGGAAAGCACTTGGTTTTCAAAAATACGGGATTTGGGAAAAAGGCAAAATAAATCATGTTGGCATGAAAGCTTCCAACGATATAAACCTTTGGGAAATAGACCTAAATAGGAACGTTCCTAAATTATTTACTATGCAGCAAATTATGGAGTGAGAAAAAAATATGAGTCACATTCATAAATGGCTGATGAACCTGTCGTCTACGCTCCCAGCCCAGGTGTTTTGCATGGGCTGTGGAGCGCAGTTCAGACCAGAGAATCAGCAGTTGAACTACAACGGAAAGGTACCAGAGAAGTATGCGAACGTTTAAATGTCCTAAGTGCGCCCTCATTGTCGAGGCTCGCGCTACCGAAGTTGCGCACCGCTGCCCTAAGAACAAGAGCTTGCTTACGCAGTTCATCACGACAAAGACCGCACCATGATAACTTTCTATTTCTTTGTCGGGGTACTACTGTTTAGCGCAATGCTTATGTACAGAAAGAAACCATGTCACAGGAAGTTTGATAACAACAGGCGCAGTATTAGCGGCGAAAGAACTTCGCCAGTAAGGAGGGGATAATCATGTCAGCAAAAGAACTAACCGCAGTTTCACTTTTCGCTGGCGTTTAGTTGGGGGCTTCGACCTAGCTATGCAGCGCAACGGTATCAACGTAGTAGCGACAGTAGAAATTGACAAGAACGCCAGAGGCGTATTACAACACCAGTTCCCCGAAGCCACACACTTTGAGGACGTAACGAAAGTGAGTGGAGATGACCTTCGAAGTGCAGGATTCATTCCCGATCGAGGAATTATTACCGGCGGCTTCCCTTGCCAAGACCTCTCGGTTGCAGGCAAACGCGCCGGTCTTGCCGGACAACGCTCCGGTCTATATTGGGAGATTATTCGACTTGTGGATGAACTCTCCCCGAAGTACCTCGTCTTGGAAAACGTACCTGGCCTTCTGTCATCAAACGAAGGAAGGGACATGGAAGTCGTCATCGGGGCGCTTACTGACAGGGGGTACGGCGTCTCATGGCGTGTGCTTGACGCTCAATACTTCGGAGTTGCCCAGCGTCGCCGTCGAGTGTTTATTGTCGGATGTGCTGGAGACAACGGGGCCGCATCTAGCGAAATACTCGCTCTCAGCGAAAGCCTGCGAGGGGATACTCCGACGCGCAAGCCGACGAGGAAAGACCCTGCCACCGATGCTAGAGCAGGCGCTCCTGTCCTCCTCACAATGCGAGAAGGAAAGCCGGGGGGGGGGCAAAGGCCCCTTGATTAGCACAGACCAGTCGCTCACCCTCGCTACCGGCAACGGGCAGGTGCTGATTGAGCCAGCAGTAGCTCGGATGCGTGGCTTCGGAGACTACGAAATAGACGGAACTGTTGGAGCAGTGAAAGCGAGGGACTATAAAGATGCAACCGATCTCGTGGTGGGTCAAGACAATCAGGTCGGGCAAGAGATACTCTGATGGCACGTTGCCACCGGAAGTTTGGGCGGGGGGGGCGTAGTGCCAACGCTAAACGCTTTCGATAACACAGGAGACAGCCGAGCAACGGTAATAATCTTTGATACCGGAGGACATGGGGATGGAGTACGAGTGACCGAAGAAACAACACCGACGCTTCAGGCGCGGATGGGAACCGGCGGCAACAATACGCCAATGGTGGCGTATGAGCCACCACAAGTGATTGCTATTCAAGATGGGCGAGAAATGCAAAAAAATCAAAATGGTCTAGGTATTTCAGAGCCAGGCAATCCGGCCTATACGCTTGACCAAACTGGAGCCCAAGCGATTGCTATTCAGGGAAACGCCATAGGTCGCCAGCCTCAGCACGGGCCAGGCGGCAAGGGATACAGCGAGGAGGGCGACCCTATGTTCACTCTGACCAAACTCGACCAGCATGGCGTGGCTACGCCGAGCGTCGTGCGCCGCCTAACGCCCACCGAGTGCGAGCGCTTGCAAGGCTTCCCTGACGGCTGGACTACGCACCGCATTGACGAGAAGAAGGGGCTAGTCGAGCAAGCCGACAGCGCCAGGTATAAGCAGATGGGCAACGCAGTAGCAGTACCAGTAGTAGAGTGGATTTTCCAGAGACTAGTAGAACAGGACAAAAATGAGCTTTAGCCTTATCCTAAAAGAAATTCAAGCACTTCACGATAAAAAGAGCAAGGACTACGGGCGCCCCGGCGATCCGTACTACAACATTCGTGGCTCCGAGGATTTCGGTATTCCATCATGGGTGGGCGCCGTCATGCGGGCTAACGACAAGATGAAGCGACTACAGCTGGCCGCTTCGGGCGGTTCGCTGGCTAACGAAGGCGTCGAGGATAGTCTGCTGGACATGATTACCTACCTCACCATTGCCCTTGACGAGTACCGCACCTACGATTACAAGCACGTCAGTATGTGTTCTAAGTGTGGCGAACAGTTTGGGGCTGACACCGCCGAACGTCTGCTTGACCTTGAGGATTTACACGACTGTACGGAAGATTCGTATGACAAGTGAGGAACGCCAAGCGATACGAGAGGTACACCGAGAATGGAAACAGGGGCATTGTATGACCTGTTGGTGTTTGTTGCCCTGTGACACGTTGAAGGTACTAGACGCATGGGAGGCAACGCTATGACCCCCGAAGAACGCCAAGCCCTACGAGAGAAGCACCGAGAAATATTTGATGATTACGGCTCAATCTGCGATTACTGCGATAGGTGCGGTTGTGGCGAGTATTACGTGGAGTGGCCCTGCGACGTAATCAAGGTACTGGACGCAACCGAAAACCTAAAGTTTAACGACCTCAAAGTTAAAGTTGAGTGCGACCACTGGGTCACGGTGAAGAAGTCGGGTCAGTACGGCTACGCCTCCAGCGTCTCACCCGATTATTGGACACACACCTACTGCCCCAAGTGCGGAGAGAAACTATGACTGACTGTAATCACATCGTCGGCTACCGACACGGAATGAATGACGCTCTCTTGATTCAATCAGACGAAGCGAGGGACTTAGAGCCAAGCACCTTCTTCACCTTCTGCCCCAAGTGCGGAGAGAAACTATGACCCCCGAAGAACGCCAAGCCCTACGGAACAAGCACACGGCTCACGGTCGCTACGGCAAAGGGACTACCTCGTGCGACATCTGCCCTGGCTACTACCCCTGCGACGTTATTCGATTGCTTGATGCCACCGAACCGCAGTGCGACCACGCCATTGCCATTGCCCTTCACGGAACCGACCCAGTTGGTATCAACTTCACCTACTGCCCCAAGTGTGGAGAGAAACTATGAACACTATTTTTCAGGTAAGGGGTATTGAAGTATCAGATGACGATAAACCGTGGGGTATTTTTGTTACGGTTCGCAATAAGTCAGCGTGGCTTTCAGTGCAAGAATACCGTTCCCTAATCGTTGCGTTGTCTAAATTATCAAATAAAGCCTATGAGTTAGACTCCCGATGCCCTCAGTGCGGAGAGAAACTATGACCCCCGAAGAACGCCAAGCCCTACGAGAGAAGCACCGAGAAATATTTGATGATTACGGCTCAATCTGCGATTACTGCGAAGGTGCCCGAGGGTACGAAGATGAGAAAATAGAAATAGAAAAAAGTCTGCCCGAAGATGAGAAAGACGACCCAATAAATTTTTACCCTTGCAACGTAATTAAGGTATTGGACGCCTACGAAATTTTACTTGAAGCTCTGGGAGGAATCTTTTACCATGACTAAAGAAGAACGCCAAGCCCTACGAGAGAAGCACCAGCCTCAACCGCACACGGAATGGTTCCCGGTGTGCGCCACCTGCAACACCCAATCACCCTGCGACGTAATAAAGGTACTGGACGCAACCGAGCCGGAAGTGCCTATTAACTGGGCGGCTGGCAAGTGACCGACGTTTACAAGCAAGTCCTGTGCCTGTTTATCCAGGACGGTTTATTGACCCTAGAGCAGGTTCAAGAGCAGGTTCGGGTGGTGGAGTCCATACAACTCCAACAAAGCCGTCAGACGCCCTTCTGGGAGGCTTCTAGGGCATTGTGTGAGAGGCTGAACGCTGGGATTGCGGCCAATTCCCACAAACCCTTCAAGATGAACGTTACAAACATCAGTTCTATGGAGAAATTGCTACGGATCGACAAAGTTTCCATAGCTGACGCCGAGAAAATGATTGACTGGTGCGTAGGGCATGAGTTTTGGGGCACGGTTATCTTCTCTCCACTCAAGTTTCGCAAGCACTACCCGACAATGCTTCTGCGCCAGGAGCGAGAGGGGGGTAGGAGCGCAATTATTGAACGCATCGTAACATCCGAAAAACCAGTAGTAGACTTTGATTTGATAGCCCGCCAACGTCAAGCGGAAGCGGTTCCAATGCCCAAAGACTTCAAGAAAGTGTTAAAATTACAACGATGACTACCGAAAAAGAAATACAGAATCGAATCAACGAAACAGTAGACGCAATGATACTGGACCTTCTTAACGCATTAGTTAAGTCCGGCGTCACATCCGAGCAGATAAAGGCCGCCGTTGATTTCATGCTGGCCGAGCTTCCCGATGACCACGCCTGAGAAGGCCAAAGGATCGCAATGGGAAAGGGACGTTGCCAAAGTCTTTAACGAACTTGGATACCCCAACGTCGAGCGACGTTACGGGGCAGGGAACACGATTGACAAAGGAGACTTAAATGGATTCGCTCACGCAATCGTTATCGAGTGCAAGAACGTCAAGTCAATTACCCTCGCAAGCATTATGGACGAGACAGCCGTGGAGCGAGCAAACGCTAAGGCTAATCTCGGAATTGCTGTCATCAAGCGACGCAACAAGTCTGCGAAATTGGCTTACGCCGTTGTGACCCTTGAGGAAATGGTGTTGCTACTCAAGGCAGCGGGCTATTGAAAGTTGTAGTCTGCCCCGCCGACGTCGGTGGGTCTGGTTTCTATAGGCTCATTGCTCCGGCCACAGTGCTGAAGAAGCAAGGGCTGGACATTGACATTGACTATCAATCTCAAAGCCATGTGGCAACGCGCAAAGACGGTCGCATTGTGTCTGTAAAGGACACGGGCCACGACGTTATGGTTCTCCAGCGCCCAATGATGCCCGACGCCGTTGAAGCCATTCCCGCCATTCAAGCAAACGGCACAAAGGTAGTTGTCGAAATCGACGATGATTTCTGGGGCGCAGACGTAAAAAACCCTTTCTTCACCACCACACGCGCATCAGGTGGCAGCGTTGATTACCTGACGAAAGCTTGCCGTATGGCAGACATGGTGACGGTATCTACGCCAGCCCTAGCCAGGTTAGTGCCAAACAAAAACGTCGTAGTCCTACGCAACTGTGTGCCTGCCTACTATCTCGACGTCGAACCTAACCGCGGTACCGGATGGGAGGCGACTGAGGGTAAAACCGTAGTGGGATGGACCGGCTCCACGCAAACACACGTTGGCGACCTAGAGCGTATGGGGTACTCATTGCGAACCGCTATCCGCAAGCATGGTGCCAAGTTCTTCGTGATTGGATCGGAGGACGCCTGGGACGTTACTGGGTTTGACGAGGGCGAAGCTTTGTATTCCCCGTGGATTAATTTCATTGACTACCCTATGGCCGTCAAGACGTTTGACGTTGGCATCGTGCCGCTTGCCATAACACGGTTCAATCATTGCAAGTCATACCTAAAGGGCCTGGAGTACGCCTCGCTGGGCATCTCGTTCGTGGCCTCTCCGACTGACGAATACAAGGTGCTGGCGGCTCAGGGTGTCGGACTACTCGCGCCTGAGAAGCACGATTGGCTCAAGCAGATGAACCGAGTGCTATCGGGTGATAACACGGAACTCATAGAAACTGGTCTAGCGTTCGCTCGTGAGAACACCTATGAGAAGAACGCCTACAAATGGGCAGAAGCGTGGGCAAGCTTGCTCTAAATCTGATACAATTATCCTCGTGCATCTCGCACATGGATAGAAAGTATAGGTACAGGAATGAGTACAACCGTGATTGGTCGATTGACCGCAGACCCAGAGATTAAGACCACCGCAAAGGGAACCTCGGTCGCCAATTTTAGCGTGGCAGTTAATCGCAAGAAGGGCGAAGAAGAATACGTTTCGTATTTCGACGTCACCGTTTGGGGAACACTGGCAGAGGGTATCCGCAGTCTCAAGAAGGGCGACCGTGTAATCGTTCACGGCTACCTGAACCAGGATCGCTACGAGAACAAGGAAGGCAAGACTGTCTCCAAGACCGTCATCGTTGCCGACGCCGTTGGCAAGGAGCTTCGTTTCGCCGCCGAGAAGGTCGCACCAGAGGAAGATTTCTAATTACCGACTGGAATCTTGCCAGATGTATTGGTAAGACCGACCTTTTCTTCAACGACCGCCTCACACACCAAGCCAGCGAAATCTGTCTGACTTGCCCCATCCGTTCGGACTGCCTACATTGGGCGTTAGAACATCAGGAAGCCTGGGGAGTGTGGGGCGGTCTTTCTCATGCCGAATTACGCATAGTGGCGGTGGCACTTGGATACGAGCCACCCAATCGCAACGAACCAGAACACGGCACGGAGAAAGGCCACGCACGTCATCGCAGGTTAAAGCTCAAAGACCCCAGCCACGTTATCTGCCAGCCTTGTCTGGACGCCTACAACGCTGCTTCACGGGTAAGGGTCGCAAGGTATCGCAAGCGCAAGCGCATTATCTAAAAAGAGGCCAGCGGCGGGGATTGCACTCGGAAAGAGGGAACAAGTCAATCATTACGGGTGAGACTTCCCACCCGCCACCGGCACAATAATTGTACCATACAAAGACAAAGGCCGCCACCCATTAAGAGTGACGGCCAATGCCAGGTAAGTCTGATTATTCGCCAGACAGCTCCAACACTCGGATCCGCTCGGCGTTCATCCACGTCTGCCCGTAGCCTTTGACGGGAGTAACCAGGTAACGCTTCACGCCATACGCCTGCTTCACATCCTTTATCTGAACATCGAACACCAGACCGTTCTCTCGAACCTGCCCAGTCTTTCCAATTATTTCGCTTGAATGAATTACTGACATTAGAACTACTTTCTGTTGATTGAATTAGTTATTAAAAATGTTACAAACAATACCGCGCAGAAAACAATTAGAGCCACGTGACTTCCGGCAGCAGCTTGGCGATCATTGCGGCCAAACCAACGTGCTAAAGAATACGCGCACCACAAACCGACCAGGTAAATAACGCACCTCACCTGACCACCTTCGTGGCGACGTAGACAGCTTCATCCAGCGACTCAAAGGCCATCGCTCCCCAACGCTCGGTGTACCCACCATCGCGCTCCATTATCTCGACAGCTTTACACCATTGAGAGGCGGTTACACGCGGCGTAGAGGGGTCCCTGAACCGATTAAAGTCATCACGGGTCCTAAACCACACAACCACATCCTCATCGTCTGGTACGGTCGCCAGGAGTGTTCTTAAGTGCTTGGCGTTCATAGTTCTTCCTTAATGTTCCAGTGTCCAGGCATTACACAATGAACGACGCCATCGTACATCGCACTAACCAGCCGCATAAGCTCGTCGTAACCAACCTGATCGACGGGCATAGTGGCCATGTAACACGCGGGGCAGGTAGTAATGTACGCCATTAGTTCCCTCCCTTTAAGAACTCTTCACCAATTACGCCAGCAGGAATTGAACGCAGGCCATTAGGCAGGCCATTACTGTAATGCCACACAATCGCTTCGCGCTCCTCCTCGGTGGTGAACTTCGAAAGATAAAGACCAGCGCTAATGTCCTCCTCCAGTAGCACCAGGTCAGTGTCGTGGCGGCTCTCGTAGTCGTAACCAGTTGCGCAGGACAACGCGTTAGCCTTATCCCCGCGCACGGCTAAATACCCGTGTCCAGGTGTGCTAATCCAACTAAGTTTTTGCATTATTCTCCTATTGTCTCGGTACTTCAATGGCATTATGCCA